CCTGCGGCTATGTCGTCCATCATTTGTTTAATAGTTTCAGTTCTATCCATTTTCTACTCCTTGTTCACCTTCTTGTGGTTGTCCCTCAGGATCACCACCGTCAACTGGACTGAATGGACTCCATTGATATTGTCTTTGTAATTGCGGTTCTAGTGCAATTTCATTTTCCATTTCATCAATCTCATCATCAGTCAGTCTTAGGATTTCCTTCTGGACATACCTCTTACTGAAAAGCGTTCCTATAAATGCGGATACGCCGTTTAATACTTCTATTCTACTTCTTAGGATTTCTTGATCCTTAGACTCTGTATAGTAAGCATCTGATGCAAACTCATAAAGTAAATCATCCTTCATGTGTTTCCAATCATCTTCTGTTATAACACCCTTTAAAAGTAATTGTGTTCGTAACAGATCGTCAAACATGACGCTAAATCTTTTTCTTAACTTAGAAATAAACTTAGTAAACTTTAATTCATCTCTATTTATTTCTGCTGCACGACCGAAATTTAATCCGCCTTGCTCTTGAAGTCTGGAAATTGGAACATTTAATGCTTGATATAATTTCTTTTGGAAGTATTCTACGTCTTCAATCTGTCCTAGATTTTGCCCAGCTGGCAAGGTATCTATTTGTGTTCCTGTTCCACCTTCTCTACGTGGGAGCCAAAAGTCCTCCAACATAGACATAAACTTTTTGTCGTCTCTTATTTCTCCTGTTGAAGCATCATAAACAAGTTTATTTCTATACCTGTCCATAATGTCTTTTAGGTATTGCTCTGCTTTAATTGCTGGCAAATTACCTACATCAACATAAAATATTCTTCGTTCCGGTGCTCTTGTTATTCTGTATATAACTACAGCATTTTCCATCATACGAAGTTGGTTTGCAGGTCTAATAGCTTTATGTAAGTAAGATAAAGGTATATTTTTATCTTGATCTATTAGCCCACTTGGAGCAAATACAATAGCATCCTTAGTTACTTTAAGTGCTTGCGATTGTTCGCCCGCTTTATATTGTCCTGGTTTTGAAGATAGTCCTTTATCGTTATATAAAAAGTATTCTTCTACCTTCTTAATGAAGTTAACCCCGCTCTGCGGATTCTTTTCCTTTTTAACTTCCCTAACTTTAGTAATCTTTCTAGGGTCTATGTATCTAATATCTTTAATACCGTCCCTAGGTTTTTCTGTGTCGATAACTTTGTGGAAAAATATTCTTCCATCAATATACCAACGTCTAAAATAGTCTTGAGCTCTTGATCTAAAATCTAAGAGCTCGACTATATTCTCAAATTCTTTGTGAATTTGTTTCTTGACAGCTGGACTCATTTCCACTCTATCAAGATTTAATTTTACGGGTTCTTCATCCTCGAGATTAGATATACTATCGTTACAGATATCCTCAATGGCTGAATCTACATCAGCGTGCATTGATATATCTCTATATCTTTTAATTAACTCTGCTTCGGACGATGCTACGCCTTCTAAATCTAAGTAGGTGCCGTAATAGCCACCTGCTCTAATACTTTCGACGGACCCATCGTCGGTTGGAGCCACAAACGATTTTTCCGTCTGTGGCTTCTCGGTCCGAGTTATGTTAAACCCAAAAATCTGCATAATTTATTACCTGCCTACTTAGTTAACGACTGTGTAAGCTTGATATTGAAATGTTACTGTAAACTCTTCAATGATATCGTTCTGAGCATATTGTAGTCCAATTTCAGACATCTGAATTGGAAACGCACCTTGTAACTGATATCTACCGCCTGGCAATACCTCGTCATTTCTGTCAAGATGTTCTACTTCTACATTAACTTGATAATCGCTAGGATTTAAAATACCTTCGTTATCTAGTTTTCCGTTCATGCCTTCCATCCAAGCTTCGAAAGGTCTTCTAAGTGAAAATCCAGTGTCATTAACTACTGTGATTGTCCACGGATCGAAGATTCTTTCTCCTGCTAACTTAACTTCCCTACCCCTATATTGTATAATGGCTGGGTTTACTGTTGAAGCTGGAAGTGCTGCTCCTGATACTAAAAGCGAATATGATGGGTCCACGTTACCAACGTATGAAGGGAAAGCTAATTTTACCTTAAACTGATTGGGACGTGCTCCACCTGCGCCGAGTCTACCTTTAAATTGATCTATGTCCATTTGTTTCTCCTCAAATATTTATAAAGGTTAGCCACCAACTTCTTCAAAGCTTACGCCTGTTCTGGTTGCTATAAAGTTTAATTGAACAAAGTTAATAGACTTAGTTGGTTTTAAGAAAATGTCAGCTACAAAACTATTAGAATCAATTACTTGATCTGTGTTGTTGCTTTCATTACAAACCACTTTAAAGTCATATAAGCCTCTGCGCCCTTTTACATCTCTTAAGAAAGGTTCTATAATAGATGTAAATTGTGCTCTTGTGAACTCATCATTGAATTCAAACATTGAAAACTTAGCTGCTGTAGCAATCGCTTTTTCTAATACAATAAACAATCTTCTGACATTAATTCTGTCAAATGCTGAAGGTTTTTGTAACATAGTTTTATCACCAAATAATACAATACCTGCTCCTGGGAATCCTACTACTGGATTAACACCTGCTTGGTATAAAGTATCTCTTTCAGACTTCTTAGGGCTAAACGCTAATTTAATAGCATTTTTAATTTGGCCTCTATTGTAGCCTGCTGGTGAGAACCATGCATCTGCGGTTAAGTCTGTGTTTACACAAAGACCTGCTATGTCGCCGTTCAATGGAATCCATCTGAATACATCGTTATATCTATCATACATATATTTCCATCCTGAATCAAATACTGAATAAGATGTTGTTGTATATGTATTTCTGTCTGTTACTACGTCTGCTGCCTCTGAGCCAGCGTTATTAACAACGGCTGATTTTTGTGGTGAAATGAATACTAGACAGTCTTTTCTAACTGTTGCTACGTTATCTTGAATCCATTTACCAACGGTTTGTGAGTGTCCTGATGCCATTAATAATGATACATCAACTAACTCGTCGTTAGCAAATAAAGCATATCCGTTTTGTTTGTCACCGTCAGCAGGAGCTGCATCTGCACCGTTTGCTAAAGAAACAGTAGATTCGCTCGATGTATGAGCAGAAGTAAATGTTGTGCTCTGTTTTTGACCCCATGTTGAGTCTGATGCTGGGTGGTCTGTCCACCAAATATACTCGGATTGTGTGTTGATTACGTTTTTGTAATAATTCGAAGCGCCAACGCTATCAACAGCGTCAGATGCTTTTGAAACACCTTCGAATTTTTCTAGTATTGTTCCAGCAGTTCCTGTGAAATCCCCATCTTCGTCAATGACGATAATGTGAAGTTCATCTACAGAACCACCTTGTGCGGATGCTGATGTTGTTACACTTGGTGCATATCCAAAGTTATCTTTGTATGCCCATGTGGCGTAGTCTGAGCTATCTGCGAAAGAAACTAAAAGTGAATTACCTAAAGTTCCTGCCCATTTAGCTGCCCACATACCATTAGAACCGCTTCCATCTGAATGATTATTGTCATAATCATCATCGTTTGTTATTAATACACCTGCAGTTGCACCAGCGTTTAGTGCGGAGCTTTGATCTACTACTCTTACTACCTGTAGAGCAGAACCATATGCCAAGAATGAAGCCGCTGTCATAAAGTCTACAGCAGTATCATTGTCGGGGACTCCAAATACTTTTTTGAGATTATTCTCTGAATCTATTTCTCGGATCTCGCCTACAGGGCCCCATTTGAAGTAACCTGCGATGCCGCCTCTAGTAGAAGCAACTGCAGGAACTACGGTAGTCAGGTCCTTTTCAGTAACGAGAACTCCTGGTGATAGCTGAAAAGCCATATTTATCTCCTCGGTTTATTAAAATGAATGACACAAGTTATGTTTCATTCTGTTATTTATAAAAATAAAAATTTATGTTTTTAATAGGTAGACAGATCGCGCATTTTTCGCGCTATATCCTTCCTATTTTTGTCATATTCATCGTCTAATATCCAATAGTCACCATCTGCAACCCACGTTTCAGTGGTATCATTGGAACGCCTGTGTAAAAAGGGCGTTAATGTATTATTTATACTTTCTGCTTTCTTGTTATATAACTGCTCTCTTGTTGCAACATCTGTTAGTTCCTTAAAGAAAGCTTGTGTCGAAAGCCAACCAAACAATACATTACACATCATCAAGTCATCGTGATATCCTTCATCAGCTTGATATGTGTTACCTTTTTCTGTAAACGTCGACATCTCTTGTATTGTGTCTGCGTCAAAACATAATAATTTCTGTTCTTCTATCAATGATTTAAAGTTAAAACAGCCTTGCTTTTTAACTGCTCTCGAAGTATTAACACCCAGTCTTGTGCTTCTGCCGAAACCCGGTGAAATATACTGTCGTTGTTTTTCTGTAACTGTGCTAAATATGTTGTCGTATTCTATTTCTTCGTGTAATATGTCTACTACTTGTTGTCCTAAATCGTTTGTTTCTAATAATAAGAATGCTGTGTTGTAATCGTTTCCTACTTTTGATATTACATTAGGAAATAATAGTGGTGGCATTTTGTTATGTCTATACTTAGCTACTATTTTATAAGGCATTTCTGTTATATCATATACAATAAATGCGCTATAGTCTCCACCTATACCTCTTGATGTGTCTATTGTTATAGCATAGTAATTATCTTCTTTAGGATTTTCGTATATATCTAAGCCATCATTACTGTATATAGGGTCTACACTAGACATCATACCTATTGTTTTAGCACTAATTAATGTATTAGATGAACCTAAGAATTCACATAAAACCTCTTGGTTATATTTTAATTCTCCAAGTAAGTCTAATTGTGATTGTGCCCACTTTTCATCTCTTCCTGGAATTTCTGAATAATGAATAAAGTGATTTACAAATCCATTAACTCCTTTTTCAGACTCATTCCAAAACTTCCAAAAGTGATTATATCCTAGTGGCGTAGATGTAAGTAGAATTTTTGTAGTTTCACCAGCAGAAATTGTCGGATATACTGATGCGAAAAATTCATCTGCTACATTGTTTGGAATAATAGCAGCCTCATCAATATATAGCCAGTTTACAGACTTACCCCTAATGGCAGATGTTGTGGTAGCAGAAGAAAATACCTTACTATTATTTTCTAATTCTACGTCACCTTTGTTCCAAGTTTTAACTCCTTGTTGCATCCATATAGGTAAGTTTTCATACATTGTCTGATAACGTGCTAAAACTTCTCTAGCTGCTGAGGATTTGTTAGCCATAATAGCTACTGTTTTATCACTATTAAATATACTATACCACAAAATACAGGCAGCAGCTGTAACTGTTTTACCTTGCTGTCTACCTTCCATGAGAATAACTTTACGATTATTTAATATAATATCTACTTTTTCTCTTTGACAATCGTATAGTTTAAATTGTTGTAAACCTGAGTCTAGTGTAACAATCCAACAATAATGTTCTATAAAATATATAGGATCTTCAGAACATTTAACATATTCTTTTAATTGTTTTTTAGTAAAATCATGTTGGTAACCTAAAGGTTTTAGGTTAGGATTGCCGTGGTAGGATACCTTTATGTTCTCATCTTTGTTCATACTATATTATTTATTAGTTAATTTTTTTCGGATCTACGTCTTTACCCTTAATTGCATTGAGTAAATCTTTTGTAGAACCAACAAATAAATTGTTATTAGTTACTGCTGCTTTCTTATCAGTTTCACCTTTAACTCTTTTTTGTTTTTCTCGTATTTCAATTTGATCTTTAGCACCGTCTTGTAATGTTTTAATTAATGTTGCTGCCACTTCATATGCACGAGGTTGGTCGCTATTTTTAGCAATGTTGAGGATGCCTTGTATAGCATCCTCAGCGTAAACGTTAGCACGTTTTAAAATGTTTCTTGCTTCCTGAAAGTCTTTGTCTGCTTCTATTTCAGGTGGCAAGTCAGGTAAATTTTTCTCTTTTTTAACTACTTCAAATGTTTTATCTAAAGCTGTTGTAGGAGATGTTTTAAACTTTTTGTCTAGTTCGTCGAATGGATTCTTTGGCATTAGTCTGTATCTCCCTCAAAATATTCTATAATATCATCTATAAATTCATATGTATCAGCTGGGCCAAGTGTTGTGTCTGCTAAATCCGTAGTAGGATTTTTAGGCCTTATTAGTTGTTTTACTCTAATGTCTGTCATATCTGCTTCTGTATATAGCTGCGTAATAACTGTTTTAATCATCTCAGATTTACTTACGTCACCGAAGAAGTTTATTCTCATTGTAAAATTAAGAGTCCATATTAAACTTTGTCTTGCGCTATACTCTCCATCGTATTCATCGTCATATTGAATACTATCTAATGTTATTTTAAGATCTCTTTTGACTCCTAACTCAGGTAATTCATTAATTGTAACATTAAAGTCTGGGTTAAAGTGAGGCAATATCTGTTCTACAATTTGTAATCCATCTTCTTGATGTTTACAAAATATATATAAACTTAAGCTCATATTATATGGAGTAGAAACAAAAGCAGATCTTGCTTTGTTTACATCGTCGCCTACACCAATAGCTTTATTCCTTTGTATTTGTGATACCTTTCTGCTAGGGTCATATAAAAATTGTTGTATTTCAAATCCCATTCTAGGAAGTGTGATTGCTACTTCCCCTCTTGTAGTTGCATCTGGGATTTGTCTTATTCTTGATAAGAACTTTTGTTTAGTTGAATATGCTAATGGAACTTGTAAACTTTGAACTATATCTCCGCTAGAATTTTTTCTATCTATTTGTATGTTAGCAAACAAAGTTCCGAAAGCTATAATAGCCTTCTTAATGTGTTGATGATAAAATGATTGATTCTTAAACATTATATAACCTCACCGAATGGGTTTTTCTCGCTAAAGTCTAATATGTCTTCAGCTAATGTTATGAATTCACTTTCATCTGTGTTCTGTAATGTTTTAACACCGAAGGATTCTAATATCAACATGCTACTATCTTCTTGTAACATATCTCCGCCGTCTTCTAGTTGTAACTTAAAGTTCAACATATCTACTGAGAAGTCGTCTTCGATGCCATCTAGTTCCGTAATACCAGTATCCAATACTTCTGAGCTGTAGTCTATTAGCTCACATTGTAAACGGAACAAATAAATTTTTCCTAATTGATAAAAAGGATTTTGAAAGTCCACATATTTAATCTCGAATAAGGACTTTGTTTTTGCGAAATATAACAAGTCACCTTCAGCAGGCCTATCTTCTAATGTAGGTGCATATGGTGCTGTAATTGCATGATGTTCCCATCGTCTTTTGGGAAGTAAAAATGTAGCAGTATCTCTAACTTCAATACCAAACTTTGTAAATAAATCTCCTTCGCCTTCAAAGCCCTCAGGATTTTCTAAATACATTTCTAATGGATATGCCTGTGTGAATTGTGAGAGTGTGTCCTCATCAAATAGGCTGTCTTCTGCTACTAATGTTCTGGGTAAGTAATATATGTCGTTGCCATATATTTTTACTGATTCTATAATCAAATCCTCTATAAGACGCTGTTCAGAGGTTGTCCCCTGCATGTCTCCTGATTGAAAATAGAAATTGGTAGGCACGTTATCCTACCTTAAAGCTAGGTGGTAGTTCGTATCTGCTCTGCATTTCTCGTTCGATAGTATCTATTTCTTGAATTGCTTCTCCGAATATGTTATCGCCGTTAAGAACAACACCGCCTGGTAACTGGATTCCTCCGAATTTTTTTAAGTTCTCGCCCCATTGTCTTTTTATCAATGCTGTGGCGTATTTCTTTAAAAACATATCATCATATACTTCACTATAATCACTAGGATCTAAAATAGCATACGCTTCTGCTACAATATAATCGCCCGGATTAAAAGTAATATCCCAGTCAGTATCTATATAAAGTCTGTTAGTTTTTCTGTTCCATCTAATCTGTCTTTCACTTACTAAAAGTTTTTCTAATGTTTGTAAATGTGTTTGCACGACTGAATAATACATCATGTCTGCACCTAACAAATTATATAAATCGTTTTGTCTAAATTGATACATAATATCGAACAAGTTTCCGTCTCTTGTGTTTGCAGTTGCTGCCCCACCAAAGTTAAAAACTCTTGTAATGCCTAATATGCCGTTGCCTATTGGCACCCATGTGTTCTCAATATCACCTGCAACATAAAAGTCTGTTGCTGCTAATGATGCTGTAACACCTGATTCTGAACCTGTAATAGTTTCTCCTGCTTGAAATGTGCCTTTAATTTTTTCTACTGTAAAAACACTTGCAGAAGTTATTTCGAATATTTTTGTTGTTGCTCCACTTGTAGAGCCTGTTAATGTTTCTCCCTTTTGGAAGTTCTCAGCGTTAACACCGCTGATTGTAAGAGTAGAACCTGTTATTTGATGTTGAACGTATGTTCGTTCGACACCATCAAAGTGATACTCTTGCCAAAATTGCAAGGCATCATCAATTCGATCTGAAATTTGATCTTCGTCAACATTGATTTCGATAACCGGGAAGCCCAGTCTTCGTAAACAATAGTCTGTTAATTCAGTTCTAGTTGATAATGCCATGCTTCATAATTTCCTATTAATTGAGTAATGTGCCACTAGCGTTGTAAATGTTAACTCTATAATATGAACCCGATTGTCCATCTAATGTGTCAGCATCTAATCCGCTACCTGCGCCGTCTACTGTAAGTAGGGCGTTTAGTAATTCTGTTGCACTTGAATAAGTTTCTGAGAAACTTATTGCACCCGTTGATGAGTTATAAGATAAGTCACCAGCTACACTAATAGCTGCTCTAGAACGAGCATCTGTGTAATATAAATTGCTGGATCCTTCACTTACGTCGTCAGTATCTTTACTGCTAAGATCTAAGTTTGCTCCTGTTTGAAGGTTAACTCTTGCATCTGCTCTAGCGTCTGTGTAATATAGGTTGCTTGAACCTTCAGTCAGACTGTCTGTATCTTGATTTGAAAGACTTGAAACTGTTCCAGTTACGTTACCTGTTACATTACCTGTAACTGTTCCTGTTAAGTTTGCCTCGACTGTGCCTGCGACTAATGTTTCTGAGCCTAAGCTCCATTTGTCTTCAGACTCATCCCAGAAGAATGATTTGTTAGCCGAAGTTCCTCTTTCTATTTCGATACCTGCGTCTTCAGTAGGTGTTCCTGTTACGTTATTGTTTAGAACAATAATGTTGTCATCTACTGTCAATGTTTCTGTGTTTACTGATGTTGTAGCTCCGTTAACTGTTAAGTCTCCGTCTACTACTAAATCATTGAACGTTACATTACTGTTGGTGGCAACTGCCTGCCCGATACTAATTTCACCTGAAGATAATGTTACACCTGTTCCTGCTGAAATATGTGCTCTTACTTCTGTAGCGCTAGGGCCTGTGTAAGTAATAACACCAGTTGAACTGTTGTAACCTAAAGAACCATCTCCACCTGCATCTGTTACGGATAATAAACCTCTAACTTCTGTGTCTGTTCTTTCTGTGAAGGACATAACACCTGTAGAGTTATCGTAACTTAAATCACCTGTTGCTGAAATAGCAGCCTGTGCTCTAGCTGATGTAAAATATTGGTTCCCTGAACCTTCTGTTAAATCGTCTGTATCGAAAGCGGACATATTAACCGCTACGTCATCTGCATTAACTGTTATACCTGTTCCTGCTCCAATGTTTAAAGTAACTGCGCCTGAAGCACCGCCACCTGTTAAACCGGAACCTGCTGAAACAGATTCTATATCTCCAGCGTCATTAGTAAAACTAATAACACCAGTTGAAGAGTCGTAACTTAAATCTCCGGATACACTAATTGAGCCTCTCGCTCTAGCGTTTGTGAAATACAGATTAGTTGAGCCCTCAGTAAGGTCATCTGTGTCGGACGAGCTGGTTAACGCATCAGCATTTTTAACTAATTTGTAACCACCTTGGGTAGATCCGTCGTGAATCCTAAGGACGTTGTTTTCTGTATCGAAAGATAACTCACCAGCAGCACCTGTAAATGCATCATTTTGTGACTCTGTTCCTCGCCTAAATTGTAATTGAGTTGGCATAGTTTTCTCCTAAATATGCGGACTTAAAAAGTCCCTCCATCTATAGTTGAGCCGTCTGCTAATGTGTCCGCCTCAATATCACCTGAAATATTACTACTAGGTATATTTCCTGAAATATTTGAGCCAGAAGCCAACATAAGTTCATAACCTCCTTGGGTTGAGCCATCATGCACACGTAGCGCATAATTGGTTGTGTTTACAGATAATTCACCATCTAAACCAGTGAACGCATTGTTCTCTGTAGCAGTTCCTCGTCTGAATTGAACCTGAGTTGTCATTAATTGCTCCTAAGTTAAATTAAGTTATCCCTCCAAGATCTTCTGTTGTCAATATACCAGGAGGAGCTGTTCTGCAATCATATGCTCTTTCTGTTGGAATACCAAAAGCATCTGTTGTTGTTGCTGTTAAGTTTCCATAATCTCCTGTAGGGAATACTAAGTTAGCATCTCCCACAGAATAGTTAGCAAGTGTTACGATTGCTCCACTAGAGTCTTTAGTAAAGAGTTTTTGGTCAGCCGTGTTAAACGCTACTTCGCCTTCCGCTAAATCACTTGTAGACGGAACGCTTCCTGTTGTCCCCGACCTCTTTAGCTTTATTATCGCCATGTGTTTCTCCTACTTCTTCGTCTTTCATTTCCGAATTCTGAAAATCGCTTTGGGGCTTTTTCATTTCATCTTCTTGAACACGAAGTTCTCTAACTTTTTCTATTAATAAGTCTCTTTCTTTTTTCACAGAGTTTAACTGTGCTTTAAGAACTAGACTCTCCTGTGTGACTTCATTCAATTTTGAAGTTAATACGTTAATGTATTCATCAACAATCTGATTGTTTTCTTTTTGTTGTTCCATTTTATAATTTCACCGTTTGTTTTAAGTTAATTCTTTCTAAATTAATTAGAAAGACCCACCATCAATAGTGTTTGTCCAATCAGGAGTTCCTGAATTTGAATACAAGAAGTATCCATCAGTTCCAGCTGCTGTTGCTTGTAAAGCTCCTGTGCCGTTACCGTAAACAATACCATTTGATGTGATTGAAGTGTTGCCTGTTCCACCGTCGCCTACTGCGATAGCTGCTGACAACCCAGAAACTGTTCCACCAGTAACATTACCTTCTAAGTTAGCCACTAAATCAGCTACTGCATAACCAGTTGCTCCTGTGTCTACTGTTGTTGTAGGTGCTGTTTGTGAATCTTTAAACAGTTTCCATTTACCGTCGCCTGCGTCTCTAAAGAAACCAGAGTATAAGTCCTGTGAGCCTGATGTATCATACAGACCAAAGATACCAATATCAACTGCGTCAGTTGAGCTGTTACCTGTCGCTAATGCGATCAAAGGATCTTCAACGGATAGTGTTTGTGTATTAACAGTTGTAGATGTTCCACTAACTGTTAGGTTACCTGAAATTGTTAAGTCATTTCCGATAGTTACGTCATTCGGTAAACCGATTGTGATTTCATTACCTGAAACAGATGTCTCAATTTCGTTTGATGTTCCTGAGAACGTTAAAGTCTCTCCACCAGCGACTGTGTCGTTAGTGCCAGAGTCTGCTGCTATATCAAAAGATGTAGCGATGGCAGCTGTTGTTGCAGCTGTTATACGTCCTTTAGCGTCTACTGTTAAAACTGGAACTGCTGTTGTTGAACCGTAAGAACCAGATGAAACACCTGAGTCTGAAAGGTCTAAAGTAACTGCTGCAGTTTCTGAGCCTGAGCCTGAAACTGTAATGTTACCACTACCTGCGTCAGCAATAGTAGCAACATAGTTACCTGTTGTGTCTGTTCCCAACGCAATGTTGTTAGAACCAACAGTAGCTGTTAAGGTTACGTCTGCAGAACCATCTAAACTAACAGAACCTGAAAGGTCACCTGCTAATGTGATTGTTCTTGCTGTTGCCCAAGCACTTGCTGTATCAGCATTACCTGTAACGTCACCTGTAACATCACCAGTTAAATCAGCTGTTATTGTGCCAGCACTAAAGTTTCCACTACCGTCTCTTTTAACGATTGCAGAAGCTGTGTTAGCATTTGTAGCCGCATCAACTAAGTCTGTATAGTATTTACCACCAATCTTATGTATAACCTGGTTTGAAGAAGAGTCTTCAGATTCGATATATAATATCGCAGCAGCGCCGTCATTTGACTTATCCTTTGCATACGCTAACTCACCTGATACTAGATCAGATGTGCCTGGAGCAGTCGAGCCGTCGCTTCTTTTAATTTGAATAACTGTTGACATTTGTGTCTCCTAAATTGTTATATTAAGTTAATAATTGTGTAAATAACCATAACAAAAAAGCATTTAAGCTTATAATCTAAAATGTTCCGCCGTCAATTGCAGTAACGTTTGCACTAACATCTCCGATTGCTTGAGCAATCCATTTGCCAGTGTCTTCGTCCCATACCAAAGTGTAACCGTCTTCTAAATTCGCAGAATTAACATCGCTTAAATTAGTTAAGCCTGTTTGTGTTGTGACTCTAGATGCTGTTGTAGTTGAAACAGATGTTCCAGATGAACCTGGAACTTTTGCTACTACTTTTGCTTGTCCTGTGCCTACATTGACTTTGACTGCCATTATCTGGTTACCTCGGGCGTTACCGTTACTATTCCTTCTAAAACTCTAAGAGTTTCAGAACTGTCCGCAATTTCAATGTCATAAACATATCTACCTTGTTTTAATGCACTTGTTTGAGTAGCACTTAAAGAAATGGTAATAGTTCCTGTATCATTGACTTTTTGCGTCGTAAAATCTGTATAAGTATTAGTATGGTAGGATCTTCTTAATTGGGAAGTTACAGTATAAGAAGTTAAGTCCTTGGCAGTCCCATCATCGTTAGTCAAAGTTAAGTCTAACGAATAAGTGGTTCCTTGATCTATAACTATATTCTGTATTGTTGCCATATGATGAATCTACCCTAATGTCATATAATGTTATTTATAAGGATTATATATTGAACCAAACAATTTTAACATTAAAATATGGAAATAAATTTGACGCAGAACACGTCAATGATATTTATAATCAATGCGGGGAAAACCGTAGATTTGTCTGTGTCACGGACAATAAAAAGGGCTTAAATCCTAATATTGAAGTAATTCCTATAACCTGGGAACCTGAGGGACATTGGGAAAAAGTAAAATTATTTAAAATAAATAACTTAGGACGTATATTATACTTAGATTTAGACGTTGTAATACAAAAACCTATAGATAATTTGTTTAAAATGCTTGACAAAAACCCAATGATATGTTATACTTATTGGAAACACCCTGAGCATTACAAACAAGTTTCTAAAAATTGGAGTGAGAATTACATTAGCAATCATAATTCTAGTGTAATGATGTGGGAAGATGCCACGCATATATACGAACACTTTGTAAATAACAAAGATTACTTCATGGTTAAATATGCTGGTGATGATAGGTTTCTGTGGCACGAAGGATTTAAGTTTGATTATTTCCCAAAAGAATACATATATTCGTTTGCTTATGGTGCCGATTTTGAGATAGGTGATTACGGAACATTAGGAGGCTATCCTAAAATAAGAGAAGAATTTAATATCTGTTTATTAAACGGTTCAATTAATTTTAATGAGGATTTAAAAGTATTATATGATAAACTTTGTCTGCATAAAGTGGGGTAACAAATACTCTGCGGATTATGTAAATAATCTATATAATATGGTTAGTAGACATTATACTAAACCATTTACTTTTACCTGTTTTACAGATGAGAATGAGGGTGTAGGTTGTGATACTATGCCCATTCCAGATATAAATCCTTTACATCCTAAGTATTGGTTTGGAAAAGAAAATTATTGTTGGGATAGAGCAAAATTTTTAATGTTCAATTCTCACAAATGGCTAGGATATGAAGGTGGCTGGTGTTATTTAGATTTAGATGTAATTATACATGGCAAAATAAATGATTTAAACGAACTAGCAAAAAAGCCAAGAATAATTTATTCTCATTGGCAACCACAAAAATTAAAACACGACAGACTTTGGATAGACATTAGAGGAACATTTTATAACTCTAGTGTAATGTGTTGGCAAGGAAAACAGGCAGAACACATTTATTATGATGCGTTGGAAAACTCTGACGCTATATTCAAAACATTTTTTAAAGGAACAGACAATTATCACTATTGGAGACAGCGAGACTTCTGGAGGGATATACCTAAAGAATGGGTGTATTCATACAATAGAGGTGCTAGAAGAAGTGATTTAGAGATACATAAATATAGAGAAGACTATAAAATTTGTTTATTTAATACAGACCTTACACCAGGGCCTAATAAACATAAACAAATTGACATAGGTGATTTAAAGGATGAAAAATTATTGAGACATTGGCATGGACCTAACTATAATCGTTAACTACTTAGATAATAAGTATAGTCAAACGCACATCAATAACTTTTATACACAATGCAAAAACAGCATTGTAGATCCTTTTGACTTTGTTGTCTTTACTACACCTGACGAATTAGAACACATAAAAGAAACAAAAAAGATAGATGGCTTTATACAAGGCATACATTTTCACGTTCCTAAATATGGCAGAGAATGGTTAGAAATAGATTTAATAAAACATACAAAACCAAACGGTATTAGTTTATTTGTAACTCCTAATATTATTTTAAATAATCCTAGTAAAATTGTAAATTATAAAACAACAGGATTAGATAAAGTAAAACTTGCTGATGAAAACTTAGCATACTTTGTATATAGAAATAATGTTGTAGAAAACATTATTAAAAAGTGGGACAATGAGGAAGATGATATAACATTTATGAACGGTGAATTTAGTCAAGCATTCCAAGTAAATGAATTAGAAAACTTTCCTTTCCTAAAAGATTACACAAAAGAATATCCCACAGAATTAGAGGCTCCTATTATAACGATACCTTATTGGTATGTGCATAAAGATGAGAATTATATAAAGAACTGTTATAATAGAGCCGTTGACTTATACTCTTATTTGCCTAATCAAATAGAGATGGAAATCACAGGATATAGTTTAGAAGAAATTAAAAAGATATTTAATCAAGAACTATTACAAAGAGCAAGAATAACTAAAATACAATTATCAAATGATGTTGAGGACCCAGCATCTAATGAGGAATTACATGATATATGCCATTACTTAATAGAGGAAGGTGGCATTAGTGTAGACATTACAACAGACTTGCTAACAGAAGATGCTCACTTTTGGGGAGTATTAGGCATATTGTTTAGAACAATGGGTAACTTTACTGTAATTATGAATGAGCATACAGGGCCTAAATACGAAAAACAGTTACAAAATGCTAAGGCACTATTACAATCAGGAGCAAGAGTGTTTTGGCAATACACAAGAACAACACAAACGAATGAGGATATACAATCTGCTAAACAATTAAGTATTAAACATAACTTTACAGGATTTAATTTTATTGAAGCTAAGGTTGAAGAAGTAGACATTATCGAAACAAAAACAATAGAAAAAGAGCCAGTTCCAGATTATAAACTCATTGAACTAGAAACTATTAAAGCAGTCGAAAAAGACGCAGAATATAGAGAGATTAAGGTCAAATTCGACAGAAAAGTGCTGTGTAAGGCCAAAATAGACAACGAATGTTATATAGACAAAACAGGAAACGTTTTCCCATGTGTATATACTGCTAAGAATATATTAGAAGCTAAAATAAATCCATACGAAGATACGGATATATTATATGATTGGGAAGATAATAATTGTAAAATAAATAAACTAGAAGACATTTTAACAAACAAATTTTTTAAAGGATATTTTAATAATAAATTAAAACTAGATCCTGCAAGTGTTTGTAATAAGAAATGCGGAGGCTGTAATGAGAGTTAATTATGTATGCGCTAAGTGGGGAACACGATATGGTCCTCATTTTGTAAATCGCCTAAAAAGAATGGCATTCCATAATACACAAGAACAACATGAGGTTCATTTTTATTGTTATACAGATGACGCCGAAGGATTAGATGACGACATTAAAGTTATTGACTTCCCAGATATTCCTAACATACATCCTAAATATTGGTTTGAGACAGAGGACTTTAAATATGGCATGGCACGTTGTTGGGATAGGCCAAAAACATTTGTATTTAATACACATAATTTTGCTGAGGATAAACCTACAGGAAGATTTGTATTCTTTGACTTAGATGTTATTATACAACAAGACTTAGAACCTTTACTAACATATGACATGGAAAGGCCAACTAAATTAAAAAGTTGGTGGCAGGACCCACGTCCTATGAAAACAAGAAGATTTAAATTATCCCACGGTGCATATACAAATGGGAGTTGTCAAATATGGAGCGACGACCAAGCAGAATGTATATGGCAAGATGTATTAGAGAACCAAGAAAAAATATGGTTTACATATACAGATGGCACAGACAATTATCACTCTTGGAGATGGGGTGACTTCGGAGACAAGAAACTTTGGAATCACTTTCCTTCAGAGTTTGCCTACTCATTTAATAGAGGAAGAGATTGGGATAGTGGTGATTTAGAAGTAGGCATATATCGCCCAGGTTGTATTCTATGTGTATTCAACGTAGACTTATTACCTTTTGAAGATAACTCTAGAGGACATACTAAACAACACGATTTAGTAGATCCTAAACTATTAGCACATTGGACAGTATGATAAACATTTATACAGTAAAGTGGGGCAACAAATATTCTGCACATCACGTGCAAGCAATATATGATTCTTGTAAAAAGTTTTGCTCTACTGAATTTAAATTTTATTGCCTTACAGAAAACCCACAAGGTTTAAGTGAGGATATAAATGTTATACCTCTACCACACGGAAATAAAATGGAAAAGTGGTGGAACAAAATGTATCTGTTTGATGAGAATGTAGTAAGACAAAAAGGAGAAAAATTATTTTTCGACTTAGATGTTATTATACAAAAAGACATTCAAGAGATTGTAGACTATGAGGCCGAAGACTGTTTAGTTTTTATTAAAACACATTGGCACGATATGGAAAAACAATACAAAGAAACAAGGCACATTCCACATAAATTTACAGACTTAAATAGTTCTGTTTTGCGTTGGAATGATAATTTAAACACCGAAGATATTAGTATCTATTTTCAAACACATATAGATAAAATACTTTGGTATTATAGGGGAATAGATAACTTCTTTCATCACCGAGGTGTTGCGAGAATAAAATATTTTCCTATTGGGTGGGCATATAGTTTTAACCAAGGTTACATATATCCTCACGATATAGAAAAACAAGTATATCGAAAAATTCCTTTCGTATGCTTATTTGATTCAATGGGAAGAAAAGAAGATGTTAAATTTTAATTTTTTAAATAACCTCAAACATTGGGGCGACGGACTTGCTAAAGTTGAGCATGAGATGAAACACAAGCACGATGACTTTAGACAAGCACTTAATCCAAACACAATGGAAGCTGGGATATGGATGGTTGAAGAACTTAAAAAAGTTTTAGACGAACATTATCTTAAAGATAGTGAGTTCAATATTCTTGTATTAAACAGTTGGTTAGGTGTTCCACTTGTCCCACTACTTTGTGAGAATTTAAGTGTTGGGCAATTACATTTAGTTGATATCGACAATGAAGCATTAGAATTATCTAAGGTATTTAATAAACATTATATTTCGGAAGAGTATATTAAAATTAATCATTGGAACTTAGACATTCCTTTTGCATTTGACCAGCTAAATCAATTAAATGTTGATGTAGTTATTTCATTAGGTTGCGAGCAGATGTATCCATTAGATGAATTGAAAACTGCTAACAAACATGCTATTTTTGCTATACAAAATTCTAATGTTATAGAAGAAATGTATGGTATTAATTGTGTAGATAGTGAAGATGCATTAATTAAAAATGCTGGGTTAAAAGATACTTACTATACAGGTAAGACAGTTCAATATTATTACAGTTGGGACGGCAAAAAGTTTTACGATAGATTTATGGCGATTGGCAAAAAGTAATTATAAATATTTTTATGTCTAACGTAATCGAAATCACAGATAATGCGATACAGAAACTTCTTGAGAAACAAGAAAAAGACGGCTTTAAAAACATCCGACTCGGAATTACAGGCGGAGGTTGCGCTGGCTTTGAATACGTTTTCGACTCTATTAATGATAACGGCGATATGTCTGATGATATATTTGTTGATTATGGTAGGTTCGGCGTAGTAATAGATAAAATATCTATACCTTACATAGTGGGAATGACATTAGATTGGCAAACAGAAGGCCTAAATGAATTTTTTAAATTTGTAAACCCTAAGGAAAAGGATTCTTGTGGGTGTGGGGTGAGTATAAACTTTGACTTAGAACAAGTTGAAATAGATACAAATAAAATTACAGCAATAAATATTTAACTAAACATCGAGGCGTCTTCCCCAGATATGTCCTCAATCATATTTCTCCACATATCTACATTAGGAATAACAAACCCTAAGGTAATCCTATCTTCATAAGCACCAGCACAATGATAATAAACTTTATCTGGCTCTCTGCCTCTTCCATAATAACCTACTTTACAGCCCCAACCTGGTTTGTCTTCCATTGTTACTATTTCGTGTGTTAAAGGATCTCGATATTTAAAAAAGCCATTACCTGTTTTTGTATATGATAATAATATATTATATCCATGAGCATTCCAATTATTATGCCAAGACATAAATCCGTTTGCTGGATAATAAACTTGAACTGCTTGATTTCTAGCTCCTAAATAAGAAACTACTTCTTGATTAAGTGTTTGACATTTTTCCCTATGTTCACTAGGTGTTCTGCCGTCCATTAATATATCTATTGAATGTGTGTGCTCTGGGTAACCTATATGTTCACCGTCCTTTTTAACAATCATATTTAAATAGTCTTCATTAGTAGCAGTCTCGATATTATAATCTCCTGCTCTTTTTTCGTCTATTCTTTCTTCTAGTTTTGTTAAGTCTTGTGAGAAAAACCAGTCGGTATATGGTTGTAATAGTTCTAATGTTTCGTCAGATATTTGATTAGTCCACTTCATTTTGTTTGCTCGTGATGTGATATAGTGTAATGATATAAAACAGGATCTAGTCCGCCTAATTCATCCCAATGATATCCATTAACAAAGTTCCAACGTGCGTCAGGCTCTTCTACAAATCCCCAATCAACACCGTGTTCACTATATGTAAGTAGCTTCCACATTGTAAACGTGTCCCACTTTCTTACATCGTCAGGATAATCTCCTATGTCATGTGTATAAACGCCTTTTTCATTTTCATTTTGTTTTAAATATTCGCCATACCATGCACTCATCAATGCTAATGTTTGAGGTTTGTCGTTATAAACAAACCAACCACAATGGGCAGTCATTTCTTCTGTGTTTGATAATTTTGTTACTTTTGCATTATAGGGACGTATTTTTGTAAACACCAAATCTTTGTCGCCAAGTGTTTTAAATATGTCCTTAATGTCCTCGTGTTCGCAATACATATCACAATCTAAATAACAAGTTGTCTTATAAGGTGTATGTTCTAACGCCCATAATTTTGCTCGTATATGATTAGGAACTTCCCAAGTAATTACGTTTTCAAACATTTGATACCAATCAGGTTCAAGTAATGACTCAGGACCGTTGATCCATTTTTCTTCTGTGTATAAAGTTATTCTAGCTTCAGGCCAAAAGTCTAATATAGATTCTGCTAATCTCATAGCAGCAAAAAAGAATGGATCGTTCTTTGTTGCTACAATTACAAAGCCTTCGCCTTCTCTATTTGTTTCTTTTTTCTTCATGGTATTTTAAACTACACTTAGGTCCACAGAATGGAACTTTATCTTCTTCGTTCCAATATTTAAGTTCTGAAAATAATATTTTACAGACGCCACAAACATACGTTTGCATTAACTGTCCTGTAAAAGCGCCGCTGCTAATACATGAACTTCTGTTATGCTACTAGCTTCTTTGATTTGTTTTTTAAGTTTAGTCTTTTTAGACTTTTTAATTGTCTCAATGTTTAGTGCGTCATATTTAACTTGTTCTAATTCATCACCTTGCATTTCTTTATTTAAAAGTATTGTTGCGTATGCTGATACTTCCATTGGTGTTTTAGATTTACGAATTAATTTTTTAAGTTCAATATCTTTTGATGCCTTAATAGCAGGAATCTCAAACGCATCTAACTTAGCAGCAAACAACATTTCTTGGGCCGCTCTAACTTTTTCAGTTTCGCGTCTTTCCATTTGTCGTTTAATGTTTTCATTACGTCTGTCTAATCCCTCTTTTGTATTAGCATCAATTTCTTCTTCTGTAAATTGTTCTAATACAGCCTTCATATCTGGATTAGTTCCATCTTTATCCATAATAGATGCTAGTTGTTTTCTTCCTTGTTCATCTACAATGTGAACAATAAGATGTCTAGCTTCTTTATTGGACCAGTAAGGGAATTCGTATTTTAATTGAGGTTTTGTGGCAGATGCTTCGTCGACTTGGGTAATAGATACCTTGTCTAGTGCGATTTCTACATCTTGGGGTTTCTTTTTTGCCATAATATAGTTTCCAATTTTATAAAGTTTATATTATACAGTTATTTAGTGGAAAAGTCAACTAAATTTAAGCTGTTCTTAACCAAAGTTTAACTGTTGATACTGTATCTTTTGTTGCTTGTATTGTATCACCAGCATAGTAACCTGTATAACCACCTGAATAAGTTCCAGAATAGTTACCTGTATATGTTCCAGAATAGTAGCCGGTGTATGTTCCAGCATAAGTTCCGGAGTATGCACTTGTTCCTGCATAAGTTCCAGAGTAGTTACCAGTATAGTCACCTGAATAGTAACCTGTATAGTTTTTAGCACCTGTGTAGTAACCAGTATAGTAACCTGTATATGTTCCTGTATAGTAAGCTGCTACAAACCCTGCATACGATAATGCGTATGTTCCAGAATAGTCACCTGCGTATGTTCCAGCATATGCACTTGTTCCTGCATATGTTCCTGCGTATGAGCCTGCGTATGTTCCACTATAACTTCCTGTATAGTTTTTAGCTCCTGTGTAAGCTCCTACATAGTTACCTGTATATGAACCCGCATAAGCTCCTGTGTAGTCACCTGCGTATGTTCCAGCATAACTACCTGTGTATGAACCTGCATAGTTTTCTGATGCTACTTGTTGAATTGTGTTTGAAAAAGCATCTCCCATCTGAGTCCATGTTCCTGCATCTGATGGTGTTGAGTTTTGTAATTTGTATTTACCAATGCCGTTTTGTAAAATTCTGTTTCGGAAGTTAGGAACCATTTGTTCAACTTCTGAAGATGACATCATTTTAACACCGCTGCTACCTTCAACCTTAAGAGAGACCAAATCTGAGTTGGCTGATGAAGTAGGGCTTGTTTTTTGCCACAAGTAAATAGATGTATTACCGCCTTGTGCAGTATCTGTAATTGTGTAACGTGATGTCCATGTTCCACCTGAAGGTGCTGTTGTAGCTAATTTGTATTGTCCAACAGTATAATCGCTTTCACCTACCATGTCTGAAATAACTTTATCTAAAACATCTGTGTCTAAGTCATTGTCAGTAAACTCTTTAATAGCACTGTCGTATCCAACAGGCCTATTTGATAAACTTTCTGTTGCTAACGCATCACATTGTTTGAATGTGTAAGTTGTAGTTGATGTAGCTCCTGTTGCCGGGTGAGTTCCGATAGTTTCTGTTCTGCTTGTATCTACGAATGTTCCTATTGTTTCTCCTAAACCTGAAGCGTCTGTTGTAACATTTAATTCTGCTGCACCTGTTCCGTCTGTATCAGTTGCGAATTTGTTTGTTATTGTTGCTGATAGATATTGTTCTATTTCAGCATCCGTCATTTCCTGTAAGCCCTGGAAATTGGAACTTGTTATTGGTGTTGCCGAAGCTTTAATTCTTAATGGTCTCATTTGGTTCCTCTATTAATTAACTCTATTTCCACTTGAATCATAAATTAAAACTGGCTGTAAACTGTTCCATTTGGATCCAGATACTGCCACTAATCTTAATGAATGTCCTGCTTGCAAGTCTTTAGCAATATTAGATGATAGAGCATCAATACTTTCTGAGGACGCCGGGTATAATTTAACGTTTACGGATGTGTCGTTTAATACTGTAACTACTTTACCTGTTGTTGCGTCGGGTAATTTAACGCCTTGGTTAGCAGTTGCTGTATTTACAACATTAAACGTGTTAGTAAGGGCTGTGGCTCCTGATTGATCTGTTCCTGCAGCTGTAACTGAGGAGTCAATAGATAGTGTTGTTTCTCCACTAACTGTTAGGTGACTAGACGCCGATAAAGTAGATGCTGCTATTGCATCACCTGATTCGTATTTATCGTTGTTTAGATTAGTAAAGTTAGTATCGACTTCGTTATTTGTTAACGGCGAACCTTTTACAGATCTTAATGTAATTGTAGCCATTTATTACCCTTTTAAACTATTAACAAGAGTTGCTAACGTATTTTTAATTTCCGTTAACTCCTGCTTTAATGTATTTATATCATCTGAGCACTTTTGTATAGAATCAAATTGTTTTTCTTGAATTAATTTCTTTTGTCTATACTGTGCTAAGGCTGTTTTATTACGATTAATCAAAGCTTTTGAATAAGTATCTCTTGATAAATATCCTACTCCTTCGACTTCTATAAATTTTGTGCCTTCCATTGTATTTATAATATCCTAAAATTTATGCCTGTAGTGCTATTGCCCTCATGTCTTTTACTCTAGGTATAATTGCTGTATTACTACTTAGAGGGACAATTTTAACTGCAAACGTTTTATAACTTTCAAACGTAACTGTTCCTTGTGTAGCAGTTGCTGTAGCTGAGCTACCGCCTCCGCCTGTTAATGTTACAGTTACAGTTCCACCATCATAATCTCTGCCTGGATTAATGATGTTAATTGCTGTAACAGCGCCTGCTGAAATTTCTGCTTCTGCTGTTGCTCCGAATCCGTTTCCGCTATGTGAAATTGTTACAGTTGGAGCCGAAGTATATCCTGAGCCTCCGTTTGTAACTGTGATTCCTGTAATTCTGTGTAATGTATATTCAAACTTACCATTGCCATTTAATCCAGCATCGCTACTTCCTTTAGATGGAATGCCAAATCTATATTCGCCATATCCTATAGGTGTATCGTTTGGAACTTCATCTGATTCTAACTCAATCCAATTTAAATCTGTATTAAAGTCAGCATCATCACCTTGGTTTTTAAATTTACCATATGCTTTTACTGATGTTCCTGCTGGTAATTGTTGTGTCAAGTAAACTTTTAGATCTTCAGCATCTTGTCCTTCGTCTAATACTACTCTTCTAGAAATATATTTAGATGCGGCGTCTCCACCTGTTTTACCTGTTTCGTTAGTTGAAACATTATTAATATCGTTTTTAAATGCTAATGTTGACATCTGTGCCAAGTCTACCATTGGTGATAGGTTAGCATTATCAGAACCTAATGTTAGTTTTACTCTACCTGTTTTAGATCCTGAATATAAAGTTCCTTCTTGGGACCAACTGTAAATTGTTTTCTGTTCTGTTAGTTCTTCAGTTTTGCCTTTTTCAAACGCACTGTAAGTTGTATTAACACTTCCTGCTCCTGTGTTTGTAAGTGCAAGAGAAGCGCTTAATGTTGTGTCTGTTGGAGTTGTAAATCCTCCTGTTAATGCTAGAGCGTCTACAACCTTGTTTGTAAAGGATGAAATTGTAGCATACGTTGCGCTACTACCTACAACATCACCTACTTCAAAATATAAATTTGTAGTAGCATTTTGAACTGTTGCATAGTTATATAAACTATTCCATTCTTTAACTTGTCCTAGTTTTAGTTCTGCGGTTATTGTAGCATCTGCTGAAGCACCACCACCTGTTAAACTAATAGTAGGTGCTGATGTATAACCTGTTCCTGGATTTGTTACTGTAATTGCTGTAACGGCTCCTGCTAAAACTGTTGCAGTAGCTGCTGCACCTGTTCCTCCCCCTCCGGAGAAGCTAACTGTTGGTGCTGATGAATAACCTGTTCCACCTGATGTAATATTAAATTTAAATGCGTGTAAATATCTACCTTGCTCAAAACTATCTCCTGTGGCAAAGTCTTCAAACGATATCCAGTCTAAATCTTTATTTTCTAAATATGCATCTTCAGTTGAATTTGTTTGGAATACACATTTATTAACACCAAACATCATGTCTTCTGATTGTATAGGAGTCCACGATGTGTTATTTGATGAGGAGAATAATATACCTCCATGTGCTTGTTTTGTTATTCTTTGTGTTGTATCTACTTGATTTTCACCTAGTTCTGCTACCCATACGTTATAGCCTTCATCGTTTCCTTCAGGCATTGGGACAACACAATACTCTGTGTCGTTTTGTAAGAATACAGGTGCTGGGAACTTAAAGTTCTGATTTCTAAATATTGTTTTATTATCAGTAGATGTATAAGTTGTTTGAATATCTGAAGCAGCTAAGTATTTTTTACCAAAAGGAAGTATTCGAGGTCCTGGGACTCCGTTAATAACTTCTCTAATTTGAACTTCTAAGCCCAATGTTCCTTTAGACTGTATAAACAAGTCTACGGAATCAATATATACTCCGCCTTTTTGTCCTTGCACTTTAAATGTTTGTGCTAATGGATCGAGACTTGTTGGGCCAAAGTTTCTCCATTCCCAACCAAAGTTAAAGTCTCTCCAATCACCTCTATCCCATACATCGAAGACTGCTGGCTCTTGAACATCTGGCTCAGGAGTAGGAATAGGCTCCGGGGGTGGTGGTGGAGGAGGCGGTGGGGGCGGTGGAGGTGGTGGCGGAGGTGGTGGTGGAGGTGGTTCCTCAGGTGGTGGTGGGGGCGGTGTAGGTTCCGGATTCTGAACCGTTGCTGGAACCGGAATATATACTGGCTCCGGGACTGGAACTGGAACCGGGACTGGAACTGGAACACTTACCGGGGGTGGTAAAGGTGTTCCTCCGCCTGCTACAAAGCCTGTAGTAACGTCTGTCATTACTCTGTCTTTTGTAGCCCTGTTTGTTACTACCTGAGCTGTTCTCATAGAAACAATAGTATCTTGAACTTCTTGATGTAGTCCTGAAGATTGGAATAATGCTTCTGCTACAGTTGTTATAACCTTTTCGTTGTTATTAGGTTCATCTACTAGTCTAAAGTTTCTAGCTCCTGTTCTAAATTCACCTGCAGGTATAACAAAATATCCTGCGATGTCTCCGTTTACATCTGTGACTAATTCGCCACCTAAGTTATTGTAGTCTGCCCTACAATGCTCACTAACTGCTTGTCCGTCAAAGAACGGATAAACTCTTGTGTTTGGTTTTAATCTTGTTGCTGTAAATCTGACAGCAAGTTGTCTCATGAATGGAACAATAGCAGTGCTTACTACTTTATTTCCTAATGACTGAGATTCAAATCCTCCGTCTGAAACACTAATGCTTGTTCCTACTGATTGTTGTTTTTGTGTTGTTGTAACTGTTGTAAATGTGTCTGAGCCACCTGTTCCTCCAGCTACTTGTCTATCTACGGATACGTCTTCTCTTGTAACTTGTGCCGCACCGACATCTTCCCAAGCACCCCATTGTGTTCCCCAAGCATCGGCCATGTTCTCCCAAGCATCAAAGTTTCCTTCGAAGTTGGCTTGAACTGCTGGACGTGTTGTTGTATCAACAAAATTATCTACAGGTGGATCTAATTCGACATTACCTGTCCAAGTAAATAATAAATCTGTTACTAGGTTTTTATATTTACTTGCTTGATAGTTGCTTGTAAATGGTTGTATATCATATGGTAAGTGAACAATATCACCTGATTTAGATACACCTGAGCTTGTGCTGTTAAGTTTTAATTCAATGTTTTCTGAATAAAAATAAGGTCTTAGTTCTTGTGCCTTTGGATCGATAGCAATGTGATAGTCTTGATCGCTTACAGCACCAATATTATGTCCTGTAAATGAGTCAACTAATATTCCGTTCTTAAATCTATCTAAGCCTGTGCTATCTAATATAGAAAGTTCGTTTGCTTGTTTTTCTAATATAGAAAGTGTTGTATAGTATTCTAGATTAGATATACGTCTTTCTAGGGCACCAATGTCTCGCATTGTATAACGTCTGTTATCTGCCTGCTTAATGTTGATGCCGTATTCAGGCCTATTTGCGTTCCTTGCTGCATGAGGAGATAAACAAGGATATGCTGGTAAAATAAACTTGGCTAGTTCCATACATTTTTCTGGGAGAGCTGGAAGTTTAGGATTGTCAGCAAACTCGCTTAATACTACTCTAAACTCTCCGTCGTGATCTAATACTACTCTAGCTCCTCTGCCTCTGTAATATTCTAAGTCTGTTGTAAACTCTTCACTTGGAACTGGGTTTGTAAGACCTCCTGAAGGTCTATTAATTTGTTGTAATTCTGATGGGTTTTCAGGAGCTGAGCCTACTGCTATATTAGGAGAACTTGTGTCTGTTACATAAGGTCTAAAGTCAATACTATCTCTTAAAGGAAAGTCTCCGCTAATTTCTGATTTGTAAACAGGAATCTCTTCTGTTTTAATTCCTGTGGCTCCTGTGTCATCTACTGGATATGAATCTATACAAGCAAATGTAGGTCCTGAAATTGTATGGGTAAAGTAATCAAACTTAGCAACCAACCATTGATATGTTCCTAAGTTTAAACTACTGCTAGATTTTTTAACAATTCTAGCGTGTCCATATAAGTTATCTTTTTGCCCATTGTCGAAGTTAAAATGCGAAGTAACGTCTAATTCGCCCGTTGTATAATCTGATGCTGTGTATGCTTTAACTTCTCGTAATTTAAATCCGTCAGCTACACCCAATGAGTAACTGCCGCTTTGTCCGTTTTCGTGTGTTGATGTATCTATTTTAACATATACATTCTCAGTTAATGATTTTGCTATTGGTGTGCCGTCATTTATAATAACATTAGCATAAATTCTAACATCTCTATTAGAACCTGAAATTGATGTTCCTAAATCTATCGATATAGATTGTGAATTGTTATATGTAAATGTTGCACTTGTTAAGTCAATAACCTCACCTGAGTCTTTTGCTACAGCGTCAAGTGTAAATCCATCTTTAACAACCATATTAAAGTTTGCATTTACGTTTGAATCTGAGAATGTTGATACAGGGAAAGTTTCATTTCCTGTCAACGTAATAGTAGTGTCTCCGTTTGTTCCTAATGAAACATCATATTCTTTTGTATATTGGAAACTATAATCATATGCACTACTATCTGCTTGTAATGTTTTAATATTATCGTAATTAAGTTTCCATAAAAACTTGTTAAATTTAGCTTCTTTAATTTCAGCATTGCCTGCTGAGTTTAATACAGCATCTGCAAAACCAACTGTTCCTGAATAATTAAATGTCAGTGTTCTTACGTCTGCAAATGAACCTGTAAGCATTTGAATGTCATATAAGTAAAGTTTATATTGACATGCTGCCGCACCTTGTGTGCCTGATGAATGTGCAAAGTGTCTAATTCTTGCACTACCTATTTTATTTCCTGTTAAAGATGTTCCAGAGTGTGTTCCACTTGTTACTGAATTATGTGCTGTGTCATATAAGTCTACTTTACCGCCACCGTCAACATCAAATACACCTGATACCTCGTCTACAATAACATAGTTACCAAATGCTGTTGAAACTGGTTGACTTTCTTTTGTTACAAAGTCTGTTGACTTAAGAACATCTAGTCTTTTACTTTCTAATAATTCTCTTGGGAAACCACCAACTACTGATTTACCTGGCTCTACATACACAATTAATTTAGTGCTGTCGCCACCATTAGCGCTTGTATATACGCCACCGTTTCCATCTGTGTCTTTTAAATGTTCTCTAATAGCAACCTTGTTTCCTTTTATAGTATAGTCTCCAGACTCATCATAAGTTCTAAGAGCTAACTTTTTACCTAACTCGGCAAAAGGATCTATTTGTGTTTCATTTCTTACAACCTGTCCATATTCTACGTCTAAGTATTTGTAGAATTCATCTGGTTGTGTTGCTGTATCTAGATATGAAGATAAGGTTGCTGTAATTTTATATCTATCTGCACCTGGTGCATTGTAGTTAAATGAACCTGCTGCTGGATCTAGTAATGTTGTGTCGTCACCTGATGTAACAACACTTTCTGTTAATTCAAAACCTACATCAAACTTTCCGTTAACAGTATGGTCTGCAATAAATGTTTCTAATTCGTCAGTTAAAATAAACTGTCCTCTAGCATAAATTAAACCTTCGCTAAGTTTTAATTTACCTGTCTCACCGTAGTAAACATCTCCTGCTGTTGTTCCTTCAATACTATTAACAACGAAAGTATCTCCGTTTCTGTCTGTGTCTGCGGAGCTAACTGTTAATGTTTCTCCTGCTGTGAAGTTATTATATAACGTAGAGCCACTACCAAATGTGTATTTTAAATATAATGTCTTCATTCCAGGACGTCCAGCCTCTGTTCCAGTTTTTACTGCAACTACTTTTGCTGTTAATCCTGTTGTTCCACCGATTACATTGTCTCCAATATAATCATCTAAGGTAGTGTTGTCTACACTTGTTCCGTCAAAATCTGTGTCATTAATTTTAATAAACGGAATTGTAACTAATTGTTCTACACATCCTGAAATTACAGAACCTTCTTTAAGAGTAAATTCACCTAATTTTCTTACTTGGTCCTGTAAAAGTGATTGTAATTGAGTTAGCTCTCTGGCTTGAACTGCAACACCTGGTTTGAATAAGATACGTTGAAACTTCTTAGCGTCGCTAAAGTCGTCGTAATATGGTGATGCGTTTAAATTTAATGCCATTTTTTATTCTCTAAAAATTAATAAATGCTTTAATTGTTTCTACTTGATCGCTCGCTCTTGTTACCGGAGATCTGTTTTCTATGTAAACAACATCTCCAGATGTGACGTCAATCTCTGGATTTGTAACACTATTTATAGTCAAACCTGTCAAACCCTGCGTGCTATTTGTTAAAACTGAAGATCCAGAAATAAGTCCTATCTCTGGAACTAACCACACATCGTAAGTTGTTGCATCATCATTTATTAAAACTTGTGATACTCTAAATTTACCGCCGTCTGATGATGTAACTATATCATCTACAGCATAGTTTGTTGCTGATGCTTGATTAATAACAAAGGCCGCTGTTGCTGTTGCTGCCTCATATATCGTAGAGCCTGAGTAGTTATATAAATTTTTAACTAACCCAATTTGTCTATAATCGTTACCTACAATTAAATCTGTATTTGTATTGTCTGATAATGAAATTGTTAATCCTAATGTTTTAGCGAACAATTCTTTTATAGGATTACTTCCATGTCCTTCAGGTGGGGAAAGAACTGCTCTTGCTGTAGCACTTGTTCCTACACCTACTGTTTGTGAAAATGTAATGTCTGCAAAAGAATAACCCGATCCTGGATTTGTAACTGTTATTCCTGTTATTGCTCCTGTTCCTGCAGCTACTGTTAAAGAAGCCTCAGCACCTGAGCCGTCACCAGTAATTGTGACTTGAACATCTCCTGATGTATAGTCTTGTCCTGGTGTTAATAATTCTATGTAATCTAGTGAGCCTTGTATAGCTGCTCCCTCTACAGCACTACCTAAAGCAGGTAAACTATCTGCGTCACCTAGTGTTGCTGTTGCTGTAGCATTGGAACCTCCGCCACCTGTAAATGAAACAAGAGCGAAAGAATATCCTGAGCCAGCATTTGTAATAGTCACCGAGTCTACTGCACCTGCACTTATGGTAGCAGTAGCCTCAGCTCCTGTTCCGTCTCCCGATATAACTACTGTTGGTGCTGATGTATAACCAGAGCCTCCAGCAGTTACAGTTATCGAATCTAATTCTCCGTTGACGTCGAAAGTTGGGTTACCTGTTAATTTTCTAACAGGTATATGTTCTGCATCTAAGAACTTTGTTTGGTCACCTGATGATACTTGGAATAAAAATTTCCATTTATAACCATCAGATAACTCAAAAACACTTGTTGAAGTGCTTGTTGGTTTTTCTGTGCTTTGTGCGTTATTATTATTAAATAAACATTTATAGACTTTATATTCATCTGTTAATACATAGAAGTTTGCTTCTTGTAAGTTATCAGCGCCCGAGTAAGCTGTGTTTGTAGATGAAAGTGCGTCATCATATTGATCGTAAACTGTCCCTGATGTCCAGTTTATTCTTCTTGCTAATAAACAGATATCTGCTGTTGACACTCTTTGTGCAAACAACACATTTCGTCTAAATGTATTTGTATAATTATCAGAATCTAAAGGTGTTTCTGGACTTGTGTCATCCGTCCATGCGTATGTTCTTCCTAAACAGAAGTAATATAAATCGAATGAATTTAAAATATCCCGATGAAAGGATCTTGCTAATTCAGTTCTACCTAATTGTCTGAGTAATAACGCCATTTTTAATTTTTATTAAGCTATTGTTACTGTCCAAGTAACTGTAAGAACGTCTGATGCTGCCTTATTAACAACACTAAAAACAGTTCTACATAACATAGTTCCTGCTGATGAAGCATTAAAAACTCCTGCTTCACTAATAGAACCTGTTGCTGTTCCTGCGCTAAATGTTGCTACATAAGCAATAGCATTGTTAGTAACATTATCAGAATCAAAAGTAACCCTAGCTAATTCAGTTCCTAATGCTGAGTCTGAGCTAGCAGCCGCAGTATTATCTGAACCCAATGCCATATGTGACATTGAAGTTGGTGTTGAATTAAGTCTAGAAGCGATATGGTCCAAACCATCATCTACCACTAGGTTATTTGTTTCGAATTCTTGTTTAATGTTACCGTTCTTATCTGTAAGCACTACGTGGACTTTACCAGTAGCGTTCATTTTTTCTTTAAACATTTGTTTCTCCAAAGTATTATGTAAAGGTTCTGCCTACACCGACATAATCGTTAGCAAAATAACTTTCTGCATAATCCTGAACCACTAAACTACCTGAGTCTGATGTTGTAGCTGTATCTGTAACCGATGGTTTAGTTAATGATAATGCTATTTGCTCTGAGGCTGTTTGTGTTTCATTTATATTCTTACTGTTATTTATAACGAATGTAGCATCACTTGTAGTGGCCGTTTCCGTTATATTTTTACCAAAGTTGAATACAGTTCCATCATCTGAGATGCTTGTTGTATCGCTTAATCCTTTATTGTATGCTACTACAATAACGTCTGTTATTGAAACAGTAGAATCTGCTATCTCTTGATACCATGTAAAGAATAAGCTATCTGATAATGTGACTGCATCAGTCTGGAAGTATCTATTAATATCAAACACACCTGACGCTATAGAATAGTTTGTGAAGTTAAGTGTATTTTTGATAATTAAATCACCAAACACTTCCATCCCAGCTGGGTGTAATACTTCTTTATATTTTTCTATCCAATCAGATGAGGAGTTTCCTGTTTTAATAACATAGGAATAACTCTGATATCTATTGTTATCTTGTAATCTGTTTACGTCTGATAGTTTCCCTCTATCATCTGTATATTTGCCAGGATAACTAAAATAGTATCCTGTCGTTAAAATTATATCAAGTTCTACACCGGTAACTGATGTAACTTGAATGGTTGGTGACTCTAAGAAGAAATTTGACCCTGGGTTAATAATACTCCATGATGTAGGAATACCATTTGAGTCTATTGTTTCCACTTTAATAAATGCGTTATTATTACCTCCAATAAACGTATAGTCTTCAGAAAAATAATCTAACGCATATCCTCTACCATCATCACCTGTTTCGTTAATTACAAAAACATCACCTACTCTAAAACCTGCTGGTGTGCTAGCAGCTGAGCCTGAGGTGACGCTTCGTAGTGTTCTAATTAAATAAGCCTCAATATTTGAGGACTCATTTGTTCTATCTCGTAATGTAACGAAAGTTCTAAAATTATCTTCTACTATTTCTATATAAGGAGAAGTATAACCCGAACCTCCGTCTGTTATTGAGACACCTGTAACTACTCCATCGGTTGTTGTAAGTAATGCTGTTGCATCCACTCCGTTGCCATCAGCACAATGGATAATTATAGTAGGTGTCGCTACATACCCAGAACCGCCGTTTGTTATACCTATGTTTGTAATTACACCGGCAGTTTCTGTAATTGTAAGTTCTAATCCTGCACCCGGTCCAGGGATTACAGTTGTTGAGCTTGGAAGTGTTAAAACTAATTCATATGATTGTGGGTTTGTATATGCTGTTTTCTCTACCCTTTGAACTGTTGCTTGAATTGTTTTAATTGTAGTAACTGTTCCTATTGTTTCATAGTATTTTACATCAACAAGTTTACCTGCTAATGTAGATACATCCGTTCCGTTAGGACCTTCGACAGCTTTTACAGTTGTTTCTTCTAGCCATCTACCGTCGGATGCTCGTAATACATATCTACTAGGATATTCTACTTCTATTTCCTCACCATACAGTATTCTAAAAAATGCTTGTATGGATCTTTTACTTCCTTTTGTTTCGTATAAGTCTTTTAAATTTTTATATAAAAACTTTTTGTCTGCTTGAAAAACGGCAGGAAAATCATGTGCTATTGCTTTACGCCATTTTTCTAAATAGGCATTTGATGCCTCATCTAAATCTGTAAATCTACTATTTAATAAGACGTTAGAAGGATTGCCTTCTTGGTCCATAAATTTGTAATAGGTTTCTATAAAAGTTTTAAACTTTGGATGGTCTTCTCTTACAAATTCTGGAATTGTGTTGTCTACTAATGTAGCTTGTTTCGTATTGTATTCTGTAGATGGTCCTTGTGCGAAATTTAAAACTGCTGTAAGAACAGCGTTGCCATCTACAGTTACGGTTGGTGTCGATGTGTAACCTGAACCTATATTAGTTACGGTTATTGTTTGTATCGAACCATTAAAAATTGCTGCTGTTGCTGTGGCTCCTGTTCCACCACCACCTGAAATTGTGATTGTAGGAACAGAAGTATATCCCGAACCTGCGTCCGTAATAGTTATAGATTCTACATATCTATAATAGCTCGGGATAAGATGAGCCATTTATTATACCTCTTTTTGTTTAATTACAGAATCGATTGTTAGTCCCAATCTTGCACCTGTTGTTAAATTATAAACGGTGTCGTCTAATGATAGTATTGTATTTTGACTAGGTTTAGCAACGACTGCTGATGCTGTTGTATCACTTGTTCTTCTTAAAACATTTGTTAAAATGTCTTTTACGTCTTCGTGAGGAGAAGAAGTAACTCTAATTTTTGTTTCATCTCCAAACAAGCTTACAACGTGCATTTCAGATATTGTAACTTTTCCTGTGTCATAATCTACTGTTCCAACATCTGCAATTCTTATTCCATCTTCTGTTTCTAATTTAATTGTTCCTGTTCCACTATAAACAGGTGCAACTACTGTGCTACTTGGAACGTCAACAAGTTTAACCTTATAGTTTGTTGTTGCTATTTTTGCTGTAAACCAAGTAGAATGAAAATATCTAGGTTCTAATTTGTTGTTAAAAGCAAACGAATAGTTGGCATCTGTATTTAACGTCGGTGTAAGTCTTTTTTGTAGTCTTGTAACAATATTAACAGATGTTATTGAATCTGATACGCCTTTGATTAAATCATGTAATACACTATAATAAAAACTTTTATTTAAATAGTTTAAGTCTGTTGTAAAAAATTCTGTTATTGCACTATTAATAGCATTATTTAACTGTCCTGCTGTTAGTGTAGTTGCCTTATTATCATATGTTGCTGTAACTTTTAACCCAATATATGTAAACTCTGGATCAACATATTCGGGTTGAATTGCTATAGGTGTTTTAACGTCAATAACTTCTGCTGTAATTAAATCCTTATCTGATTGTGTTATAATAGAACCTGGTGCTGGGTTAAGTGAAATAAATACTTTTCCATACATTGGAGGATCATTGTCCTCTCCGCCCCAGACTGAAACTGATTGAATATTTGGATTTACTTGTTGAATCAATGCCGAATAATCTTTTGCTGTAACTGCTCGATTTTTTGTTACATTGTATTGAGGTGCGTTTCTTTTAATTTCGTCTATACTTTCTTTCTTTGCACCGCCTCCTGCTACACTGCTAACAGTATTAGAAACCAATTCTCCTACTGCTGTTAATGTTTGTGAGTTTGTAAACGTCTTACATCCGTTTGCGCTTTCTCCATTAGTAACTAGGTAATCTATAACAACAACATTACCTGCATCTAATCCTGCTCCTATAACTCCATCGCCAAATACTATTTGATATAAGCCGTCATGTCCTTCTTCAACAAAATAAACTTTTGATGTGCTATTTAAATCTACAAAGTTTGATGCTTTGTTGTATGTTTCTATTGCTAAATCTGAACCTGATTTTTGAACTCTAACTCTTAATGTTGTTGTGTCAATATTTTTATTAGGTATAATAAAAGGACCTTGTAGTTTATCTGCTGATAATGTAAAACTATTTGATACTCTTGTTCCTTCCTTTACAATTAAATCATTAAAAACAAAAGTATTTGTTCCAGCTACATCTTGTAGAGTAGCGGATACATCTTCACTAGGATAAAATGTATAAGTTGTTCCATCTTTTCCTGCTGTAAATGCTGAGTCTCTTGATAAAGTAAATACAGAATTTGTATAACTTGTTCCAGGTATTATAGATAAATTTAATGTTGCTTGTGCTGCCTTTCTACTTTTAGGTGTATATCCTATTGCCTTTGCCAATGAAACTACTGAACTTCTTTTAATTGCAGTATCTAAAAAGCTTTCATTAGCAAGCATGTGTGCTAATATAGCGTTGTAATGAGTATTGTATGCTAAAGAATCAATTAAAATGCTAAGAGCTGAGCCCTCAAAGTCAT